TCTCCCACCCTTATCAAGTTTTTCCTTGATAAGATTCAATTGTTTCTTGTCCAGTATGTCAAGGGCTACCTTTGCTTTTGAATTGCTATAACCATAATATTCTTTTACATACTCTAAATTTTTAGATTTAGTAGTTGTAGTCCACTTACCACCAAACCTTTTTCTCTTACGAATACTATTTAGTAGAAAGTGAAATTGTAAACGCTTGCTGAGGCTGTGATGAAAATTCATCTCATTTGCCATCATTATAGCGTCAACGTGTTGCGATAAACAACGATTAATTACATAGGGTGGGTACTTCTTTTCCCATGTGAGATCATCTCCATCAAGTAGATTAACCTTTGACCAGTTAATTGCATTGAGATAATCAGATAATTTGTATTCTATCATAATATAATTCTGGTGCTGCTTCACGGATTTGAACCGCGGACCTACTGATTACAAATCAGTTGCTCTACCAGCTGAGCTAAAGCAGCTATTTTCGTTTGTTTTTATTGCCTCTCATATAGTGGTCTGCAGGTTCGTAATCCCAACGCATTCCGTGATGACCTCTAATGTCAGCCCAAAACATTCGTGCTCTAACTATAAGTTTTCGCCAAAAAGTTCTTCTTGCCATTTCTCTCCTCATTTAAATTTACATTCTGCCATGATCTGTGTCAGGCACGCAACCATATTTATCTCATGGTCAGCCACAAACGCTGATTTATATTGGTAATCAGCAATTGTTAGAACGGCCACAGGAATAGATTGTGGTTGTAGATGTTTGTATAGTATTTCATAGATACTTGAAAACAAAGATGATGGATCTTTATCAAGGTTTTGAACAACCCATTTTCTCATATCACTAAACTTTTTCTCTTTTAGAAATGAAATCAATTGTTTATTGTTTATTTCTGATAAAGATACAAGTATACCACTATCTATCTTACCTCGTACAGAATAACGTTGTAACTCGTTTATCGTTCTTCTAAAGTCTGGATAGTGTCTTTGTATTAGTTCAGCAAGTACTTTGTTATCATATTCTATATTTTCTGCCTTTAATAGTTCGCCTAGACGTTTCATAAACGCACTAGCAGTTTTTACTTTTTGACCATTAGTAATACGAAAATCAATAACGGTACAACGACTATGTAATGCAGGTATAATTTTGTTTCTGAAATTACAAGTAAATATAAATCTACAATTTTTGTAAAACGTTTCAATGAAATTACGTAACGCAGGTTGAACACTATCAGCGTTCATGTAATCTGCCTCATCTATAATAACGACTTTATGTGTATTAGACTCGTCTAGCGATACGGTAGACGCAAAGTTTTTGATTGTAGTACGTAAGGTATCAATATGTCTACCTTCATCTGAACCATTGATGATTATGTAATCAGCACCTAGTTCTTCACACAAGGCACGAGCAACCGTTGTCTTGCCCGTACCTGCTGTGCCTGAAAGGAGAAGATTTGGTATTTCTTTTTGTGAAAGAAACTTTGTAAAAGTATTTTTTAAATCTTCAGTTAAGATACATTCTGATATTTTTCGTGGACGGTATTTTTCAACCCATAGAAAATCTGACATATAACCTCACTTAAAATGATGAGTCAGCTTCTAAAGCAATCCAGTATTGTACGTGTACCTTCTTGTTTTTGAAATGAGCAATCTTTGCCTTTGATAATGCAACATCATATTCGCCAGGAATAATTTTCATATTCTCAGCCTTGATATATGCAGTAAACTCTATATCAGTTTCGCCAACTACTATAGATGATTCGTTAGAGTTGCTATTCTTTTTATCCAATGCAACAAGTTTGATCTTGCCACCTTCGCCTTTAAATGCAATATCAGGTAGACTCAAGTTAGTATATAACTTTTTAACAGATTCAAAAGCGTCATTCGTTAATGTAAACGATACGGTCTTGTCTGGCATTGTAATTGATTTAGATGGATATCTCAACGTTGATTTGTCAGCAAAAGCATATCTCGCTGATAAACTAGATTTCTCATCTTGTATTTTTAGGTTTGAAGAACCATTAAAATTCAATACAGGTTTTGTAAAAGAATCTAATGCTCTTAAAAACTCTGGTAAATCATATACACCAAATTCAGTTTCAAACTCATCTTCAACATCGGCTTCTGCCATGATGTTTTTCATAGTTGAAACCGTAGATAGTTTCTTACCAGGTTTAAATAGTATATTAGCATTTATATCACTAAAATTTCTTAATATACTAATAGTATTATCACTTATTTTCATTTCATCTCCTTATCATAATTTAATAATAGTATAACATAGTGTACCGCTTTCAACAGGTCGGCACGGTTGTGTCCATTCTTTTTGCCATATCTACACAAATATTTAATTGCATTTGCATGGCAGAAATCTTTTCCGATTTTAAGTGTCTTTAATAAATCTAAAACTTGAAAACCTTTTTGGTCACTTGAATAATGTTGACCATAAGTTGATTTAATATAATCACCAATCTCTTTTAAGATTTTATCTTCATTGTATTTCATAATATAATTGTAACATTAATTTGTAGATTTGTCAACCTTTGTCTGTAAATATTTTAGTACGTTTTCTGGAGAAGACTCACCATATGGGTCTTCTATAACGTTATCATCTTTACCAGGTTCAATAAACATCTCCTCAATAACAGAATTGTTTACAATCATAGCATATCTCCATGATCTCATACCGAAACATCTATCTCGTTTTTCAACAAGCATATCCATTGCGTCTGTAAATTCACCATTGCCATCAGGTATAACTTTAACATTTTCTAGTTTTTGATTTTGTGCCCAGGCATTCATAACGAAAGAATCATTTACTGATAAACAATAAACTTCATCTATGTTATGTTCTTTAAATACATTATGTAATTTTTCAAACCCAGGTAATTGTTGTAGTGAACACGTAGGAGTAAATGCACCAGGTAATGAAAACAATATAACTCTTTTATTTCTGAAATAATCATCAGAAATTTTATCTTGCCATTCTCCTAGTTCTCTTACTCTAAATTTTATTTGTGGTACTTTATCACCTTTTTTCATATTATATTTCTCCTATTTAATAATCTAATTATACACGAATCACGTCAATTTGTCAATAGCCTATATACCTTGTAAACGAGAATCTTTTGATGTGATATTTTTAGTTGCTTTTGGTCTAGCAATCGAATCTTTTGATCTTTTTCTTAAAACAGCAATAGCAGATTTTTTTGCTCTTAATTCTTTAACTGCCTTTATTAGATCCCACTTAAAATTCATACACCCTCCTTTTTGAGTTAGGTGCGTTCCTTCAGCATTGTGCTTACTTCCGACTCATTAGAGTTGAACGATATTAAGTATTTATAAGGGCGCCGAAGCGCCCCTATCATATTATTTGATTGAGATAGTTCTAGGTTTTTTATGTTCTGGAACAATTCTCTCTAAAGACACCTTTAATAGACCGTCTTTTAGTTCAGCGCCTTTAACTTCAACGTCTTCAGCGATTGTAAAAGACTTCTTAAAGTATCTTTTAGCGATACCTTTATGTAAGATTTCGCCTTCAGAGTCTACTTTAGTTTCTTTCTTCTCATCTTTTTTAGACTCGATAGATAGAACACCGTCCTCAAGGTTTACGTTTATGTCTTTTTTATTATAACCAGCAAGTGCGATTTCAATATCGTACTTGTTCTTATCCTGTTTTACTATATTGTAATGTGGATAAGCCGATGTTTGGATATGATCTAATTGATGGTCAAACATTGATTCAAAATGTCTGAACGTGTCATCAAATCCTACGGTTAGTGGTCTTAATTGATTGAAAATAGATAGTGCTTTATTGGTCATTGTAACCTCCTTTTGTTAAGCAAAGTTATTTTCTGACAACCCTATTAGGCGTTGTCTATTATTATATAATAATTATTTATATAATTTCAAGCGTCAGTTTCCTTTTTTCACGGAGTTAAACTGACAAAGATCACCGATTTTGTGGGCAGTTTTAACTAGTCTTATTGACCATTAGAGTACTGCCCTAACTCATCTATACCCCTACTAGGTCTTACGAATTGCCTTGTAGTAATAATATATATAATATCAACAGACGGCATAGAATATCTAAATTTTCTTTACTTTTACACCTTTTACGTACTTGTAACCTAACATCTCATCATTTGCTTTTTGAGCTTTTCTGATTACTTTAGCACGTTCTTTTGCTTTCTCACGTTTGATTTCAGATGGTTTTGAAAAGTATCTTTTATTTCTTATATCTTTAATGATACCTGCCTTTTGTACTTTCTTTTTAAGTACTCTCATGGCTTTCTCTAAATTACCACCTCTTACTTCAACGGTTATTGACATCTACTATTTACCTCCCATCTCATTTTTTGGTTGTTTTTCCCATACAGGTGGTTTATCACCACCCACGTCATAGTCGTGGTATGTATTGGGTTTATAAGTTTTATAATCAGGTGCAGGTGCATGGCCTGTTACACCTTTCTCAATATCTTCTTTTGTATAAGCAGGTTTCTTACTCTTATCTAAACTACCTAGAACAGCAGCAGAACCAGGTTTTAATTTCTGTATTTTGCCACCTTTTTCTAAAAATTTTTTCATCATATCATCACGCTCTTTTTGTGACATCTTTGGTTTCTTATCTTCTAAATCATATATTGCCATTTTTTTCCTCATCTATTAAGTGTGGCATTTCAACCCATGTCAATTCAACACCTTCATGTTTAGCAAGTTTTGCCCATGTAGGGAAGTAATGTTTCCATTTAGTATGATAATCGTTATACTTAATCATATTAGGATGATATAATATAATAACTATTTTTTCTAATCTTATTTTGCCATTATATATTTCATGTAATGCTTTTGTCATAGGGTCACCGATAGAGGCCTTACCAGTAGATATAATCTTAACAAGTGTGTTAGGACCTTCATACTCTTTTGCCTTATCTTTTAAAATTTTATTTTGAGCGTCTGTAGAATAATCAATAAAATTTTGTGGTCTATTTTTTTGTTCTT